CTAATATCCTCCTGGTTCCTTCTCACATTATTCCTGGAAATTTTCCATTCGATGTCGAGACATCAACAACACCTGGAGTACCTAGTGCAATGACTAAGGATCAGAAATTAACTGAAGAATTTGTATTTATCGATCGCACGAGAGATTATGCATTGATTCATTTGGCTTCTAGTCCTGCGAGCACAGATTTCCTGCAATTCTTCCCAGATGAGTTGCCCACGTTCACGACGCGGGCTACAACTCTTCTTTGGAAGTCGCCAGAAAATAAGGTACTTACATCAAAACAACCAGCTCGTCAATTGACGGAAGACCTCACATATAGAGGTTATCTTGAAAAAGACGGTCTCCTTTACGGGACGAAACAGGTTATTGAGACATACACTTTGCAGAAGGGCAAAGGTCTCAAAGTTTCGCTGGACTTTCAAGGTTTTGGTGGTTTGTGTGGTGGTATGTATGTAGATTCGTCGAAGGGACTTATCTACGGTTTTCACGTAGCTGGATATGCAGCATCCCACACAGGGTACATGACGTGTTTGACAAAGAGTGATATTCAAAAAGGAATTGACAAAATCAAGAGTACAAGCCCGACTCTTGTTGTCCACTCAGCTCAAGAAGTAGTTGTCAACAAATATGGAAAACCATACACAATTGAAGAAGGTGTACCGTTGTATCAACGCGAAGATGGAAATCAAGAGAAATCACGCGTGACCTACTTTGGAAAACTCCACAAGGATGGAGCTCCTGAGAGGTCGTTCAATCGGACACCATACATGAAAACTCCTTTTAAGGGTGTACCAGAAAATCTTGGTAAAAATCAGCATAGGCCACCGGTCAATCCGAATGATATCGAGAAGAGTATGAAAACACTCAATAAGCTAACTAGACCCGTTCAACATTATGAAGGAGCTATCCTTGTTAAGGCAGTAAATGATTTCAAATCGTTGATGCTGAATACAGTAAGGAAGAATTTAGATAAGAGCAGACAGATGCTACGTCGATATTCCTTGCAGGAAGCTCTGGATGGTACTGGCGATTTTGGTATGGGACCGATCCCAAGCCAAACTTCGACAGGGCATCCTCTTCATAACAGCAAACTTAAGCATTTGAAACGTGATCCAAATGATCCCAATGCTCCTCAAGTACCTCGTGTGCTGGAGAGTGAGCATGATATTGAGGGAGAAGTGGAACGCGTTAATGCA